TACCTTACAGAAGCCACGGTCGAAATGGCGAAAGAAAGAGGACGCTGCAAAGATTCCGATCACACCCGATATGGCAAGGGAGAGTTCCCTTGGGAAAGAAGAGCCAGAGGAGTCAACGAACTCACTGACTTTGCCCCAGAGCTTGACTGGGAACCACTCCGACAAGAAATGATATTGCACGGTGTGCGAAATGCCACACTAATGGCCATTGCACCCGTGGAGTCTAGTTCAGTGGTTATCAATTCAACCAACGGAATTGAGATGCCTATGAGTTTGATCTCTACCAAAGAATCAAAGGCTGGATCATTCACACAAGTAGTTCCGGAATACAATAGATTGAAACACAAGTACCAGATGATGTGGGATCAACGTGACTGCGACGGCTATTTGAAAACCGCTGCGGTGTTGGCTGCATACGTGGATCAAAGTATTTCAACCAATACCTTTTACAATCCTGCACACTTTGCAGATCGAAAAGTACCCACTACATTGATTGCCAAGAACTTGATGCAGGCACATGTATGGGGATTGAAGACATTCTACTACAGTTTGATCAACAAGGCTGGCAGTAGACAAGAACAACGAACACCAGAAGTACACTATAACGGATTTCACAACGAACGTGAAGTGATAGAAGAAGATGAAGACTGCGAGGCATGCAAACTATGAGCAAACAACAATATAACCTAACATCAAAAACAGACTATTTGAATCGTAAGATGTTTCTGGACCCAGCAGGTCCAGTTACCATTCAACGCTTTGAAGAAGTCAAGTACAAAAAGATTGCAGACTTTGAAGCCACAGCACGTGGCTTCTTTTGGCAACCAGAAGAGATCAGTCTTACCAAAGACTCTAATGACTTCAAAGAAGCCAGTGATGCTGTGAAGCATATTTTCACTAGCAACCTGCTGCGTCAAACAGCGTTGGACAGTTTGCAAGGGCGTGGACCAAGTCAAATCTTTACGCCAGTAATCAGTCTGCCTGAACTAGAAGCACTGGTCTACAACTGGACATTCTTTGAAACCAACATTCATTCAAAAAGCTATAGTCACATTATTCGCAACATCTACAACGTGCCAAAAGAAGTGTTCAACACCATCCATGACACCAAAGAAATTGTGGACATGGCAAGCAGTGTAGGCGATTACTATGAAGCATTACACATGGTCAACTGCCGTAAACAGCTGGGTGAAACTATCCCAGAGAAAGAATATATCCGAGCAATCTGGATGGCTCTACATGCCAGCTATGCTCTAGAAGCATTCCGTTTTATGGTCAGCTTTGCTACTAGCCTGGCCATGGTAGAAAACAAGATCTTCATGGGCAATGGCAATATCATTCAATTGATCCTACAAGATGAACTGTTACACAAAGGCTGGACTGCCTACTTGATCAACCAAGTGGTCAAAGAAGACAGCCGCTTTGTTGAAGCTAAAGCAGAGTGCGAGTCGGAAGTATACGCATTGTATCTGGATGTGATTCGTGAAGAAAAAGAATGGGCTGACTACTTGTTTAACAAAGGGCCAGTGATTGGTTTGAATGCCAACATTCTAAAAGACTTTGTGGACTACACAGCGATATCTGCACTTAAAGAAATTGGAATAAAATATCAGCAAGCTGCTCCGAGATCAACTCCGATTCCTTGGTTCAACAAACACGTAGATACCAGCAAAAAACAAACAGCTCTGCAAGAAAGTGAAAGCACCAACTATGTCATAGGTGTGATGAGCGAAAATCTTGACTACGATGCATTGCCTGCTATATAATATATGTTTAAAGCACAGTACAAACGCAACTCACCTTACGAAAGCTGGATAGTCATAGGCACCTTCAGCGGTGAGCAGGCAGCTATCAGTGCTGCTCTACAATACAAACGCAAAGGCATGGTATTGGTTAGAGTCACTGATAAAAAAGGTGCTGTGATTTATTCAAATTAACAAAGGAAATATAATGACAGCTATTGTATGGAGCAAATATAATTGCCCCTATTGTGATCAGGCCAAGGCCCTGCTAACACAGAGAGGTATTAAATACGAAGAACGTAAAATTGGAGACGGTTTTACACGAGAAGAGCTTTTAGAAGCTGTGCCAAACGCAAGAACTGTGCCACAAATCATCATCAACGGTAATATGATTGGTGGGTTCACAGAACTAAGAGACTATTTAGAAAACACAGCCGGCGGATTCGGCAAAGGCGAAATATGATGTTAATAGACAAAGGTGTTACAGTAGGTGAAGTTGTAACAATCAAACTGACCAGCGGAGAAGAGCTGGTAGCAAAGCTAGTAGAAGATCAAATCATGCACTACAAACTAGCGCATCCCATGGTTATCGCTATGAGTCCAAAAGGACCAGCACTTATGCCATATCTGTTTACTGTGGATCCCAGCAAACAAGTAAGAATAGCTAAATCTGTGGTAGCTGTGGCAGAAGCCACAGACAAGCAGTTTGCTGACCAATTTATACAACAGACCACTGGGATTGCATTGGCTTAAATAGTTCATGGCAACTACACCAACTCCACAATCGACTTCCGCAGGTGCTGGATCATCGACAGTTTCCAACCCTAGTCTAGTTCCACACGATCACACAGCAGGTACATTAAGCAGACAAGAACCCCTATACAATCCGTTCAATGTGTTTGCCAACGGTGTTGAAATCGCTCTTTATGATGCTGCCACAGTTCCCGGAACTTTCACAGCTACCACTGTGCCACGGGTTACAGTGACTTCAGCTGTGCAGAATGTGGAAGGTGATGACGACAACACCGCAGGCAAAGTTCAAGCAGACAGATTTTTGTCTGAAGGCAGGATCACTGCTGCAGAACACAAGGCGCTTACCACCACACCCCAACCCAAGACAGAAGGAGTTAAGCCCACAGCAGCCAAACAGAGTCAGCCTTTTACTCCTGTGCCTGCCACAATAACCATGGACATGGTGTTGACTCCCAAAGGCACAACTCTAGCACAGATGATAAAAAATGTCACCTTCCCTAGAACTGTTCCACAGTTGGCACAGCATCATCCATCAGTTTCTGGACCGCAAGCAGTGGTCAACAATCTTGCGGCATTGGCCCAGAATTGCTTAGAGCCTATCAAAGCCAAATATCCTTCGATGCTGATAACCAATTCATACAGACATGGATCAACAATCGGAGGTGGAGCTCATGGTACAGGACAGGCCTGCGATCTACAGTTTCGCGGAATACCTGCACACAGTTATTTTGAAATAGCTAAATGGATTGAACAAAATGTACCATATGATCAGTTGTTGCTAGAATATCTACCAGGTAAGACTACGTGGATACACATGAGTTTTGCACTACCAGGACTGCCATACGGTGGTCTCAGTACAAGAAAATCCAAACCCGGAAACATATTAGCCACACTGAATGGAGCAGCAGGCGGAAGATTTACTCCCAATCTGCATAAAGACATCCTCGTGGCCGCATTGCCTAACATTGTGGTGGCATCATAACATGAAAAAATTATTTTGGAAAATACTGGGATTTCTTAGTCTAGGCATGGCCTATGTTGGGTTGATCACACCCGGCATACCCTACAGCATATTTGTGGTGTTTGCGGCATACTGCTTTGCCAAAGGATCACCAAAAATGCATGCCTGGATCTACAATCACAAACTGTTTGGGCCATTCTTAACCAATTGGGGTGAGAAGAGAGTATTTCCAAACAAGATGAAATATTTTATGTTGGCCATGATGAGCAGCAGTTTGGCTATCATGTGGTTGACAAATGTGCCCGCTCGTGGTATACTATACACAGCAGCCTTTATGTGCTTGGTGGCAATCTGGGCCTGGAGATGGCCCGGAAGTGTCGAAGCATATGAAAAACGCATTGCAGAAGGTAAAAAAGTTGGTTGGTTTAACAATCAATTTTAAATACACACACAGATAAACATTTTTAACACAAGGAAAGAAAGTAAAATGGTAACAGGAAAAGTAAAGTGGTTTAACGACGCCAAAGGTTTTGGCTTTATTACACCAGACAACGGCGGCGCAGATTTATTTGCACACTTCTCACAAATTAATTCAAGTGGCTTCAAGAGCTTACAAGAAGGACAGAGTGTAAGTTTTGAAGTAACTATGGGCCAGAAAGGTCAACAGGCTAGCAATATCCAGCCTGCGTAATATGAAACTGTATCAATTCATTGTAACAGTTTTAATTGTTATATTTGTTTTGGTACATGTTTTCATGTAAGGAATTGTTGTAGTCCTTGAATGGACAAAGTTGTAAAGTAAGGCATTCTGGACGCGGGTTCGACTCCCGCCAGGTCCACCATAAAACATATTGAATGCGGCAAATGGTAAGTCGCCGAAAGGGATGTAGGTTCGAGTCCTACTTTAGTATGTTTTATAATGGGCCTGCCATGGTTTCGACAGGGTGAGATAGGATAACGACTCAACACGTGGGGTCACGTAAAATACAAAAAACGTAAATGCAAACGCAGATACATATGACTTCAGCGCAATGAGCTTCACTGGCAACACAGTTGCTAATGACAGCAGATTTGCTCTAGCTGCCTAAAAAACAGCGGTCCGGGGTAGGAAATACCTTGTAAACAAAAATACCAAAAGCGGCTATTCGTAGCCGCTTTTTCTTGACACGCATAGTAGAAATACTATATAGTGTACTATGACGTGGGTCATATCATTATAAAAGGAAGTAAACATGAAGAAATTAGCAATCGCATTAGCAACAGCAATGGCTCTAGTAGCTACCACAGCAAGCGCCTTGGAAGTAGGTGTCAACGGATCATACGACTATGGTTCACCAGCAAACCGCCCAGGTGCAGGTATCACCATTGGTGAAAAATTTGGCAAGATGGGTGTAACAGCAGGCTTTGATCGTTACCAAAAAGGCACAGATCAAAACAAGTGGAGCCTAGTTGGTTCATATGATGTATATTCAGTTGGTGCCGCAACATTCGCGGTCAAAGCTGGTGCTGCATATCTGGACAACTACAATGTCACTGCTGACGGTTATGCTGGCCTTGTTGGCACAGGTGTTAGCTACTCGCTTGCTAAGAATGTGGCATTGACAGCTGATTATCGTTATCAGTTCGGACAATCACGTGTGAACTCGTTTGATGGCAACACCATTTCAACTGGTGTTAAATTCTCGTTCTAATTTAAAATTAGCTGATAAGGACCTGCGGGTCCTTTTCTTTATTAAAAAAGCAATGAGCGTAAATAAATACTTGTCAGGAGGACACAACCATGAAACAGCAAAAGCTATTAGCTAAACTGTACAGGGCTTGCGTCGACCATGATACAGAAACAGTTTTCGAACTTAAGAAAAAAGAGTTCGCTAAGATACTGAAACACAAGGCCGAAGGTAAGTCATTTACAACAAAATGGACTTTGGTACAGATTTAACACAACTGTAATATTACACACACCGTGCTACGATAAATACTGCTATGCAGAAAACTTATCGTAGCATTTTTATTTCTGACGTACACCTAGGCACACGAGATTGTCAAGCAGACAAGCTCAACAACTTCCTCAAACACAATTCATGCGACACATTATATCTTGTAGGAGATATCATCGATGCATGGAAGATACAACAAAACAAATGGCGCTGGAAACAAAGCCATACCAACGTGGTGCGCAGAGTATTGGGACACGCCAAACGTGGCACCCGTGTGGTATTCATAGCAGGCAATCATGATGAGTTTTTAAGGCCAATGATACCTTATGGTTTCAGTTTTGGTCTTATTGAAATACAAAATCAAACAGAACACATAGGCGCAGATGGCAAACACTATTTGGTAGTACACGGGGATCTATTTGACGGTATTACTAGACTAGCACCGTGGATAGCTTTCCTAGGAGACAAAGCATATGACATTGTTCTTACACTCAACAATAAGTTTAATTGGATTCGTCGCCGCATGGGTTTTGGGTACTTTAGCCTT